ATAAAAAAAACTATGTTTGGATTACAAAAAAATTTTGCTTGGTATTTTGCTCAAGATGTTACCAATCTTAGAGGCAAACAAAAAAGACCAGCATTTTTTCATGATTTTGTTTTAAAAAAATACAACATTAATAGTAATTTTTATGGTATGATAAAGCCTATTGTAAAAGATAAGAATATAATTCAAGCCAGAGCAATATTACAATTACCTTTAAATAAAAAATTACTAGATAAAAAACATGATACACCTCATGTAGACTCTAAAGATCCACATATAGTTTATTTATATTATGTTGTTGATGCTGATGGGCATACTTTGTTTTTAAAAAATAATAAAATAGTAAAAAAAATAAAACCTAAACAAGGAAGGCTTGTGATATTTGATGGAGGTATTGTTCATACAGCAGAACAACCAGAAAAAGATAAACGTTGTGTTATTAATTTTAATGTAGATATATAAATGAGTTTTAAAAAAAATAAATACGCGGTAATTAAAAAAGCCATATCAAAAGATCTAGCGATTTTTATTGCAAATTATTTTAATATGCAAAAACAAGTTTATGATACGTGTAGAGCTACAAGATACATCTCACCCTTTGAAAATATTATAGGTCATTATGAAGGACAAGATGGACAGATACCACATACTTACAGTCAGTATTCTAGTATTGTTATGGAAACGTTGATGTTAAAATGTCAACCTAAAATGGAAAAAATAACAGGACTTAAATTGTATCCAGCTTATACATATGCAAGAATTTATAAAAAAGGTGATGAGTTGAAAAGACACAAAGATAGATTTAGTTGTGAAATATCTACTACTATGAATCTAGGTGGTGATGACTGGCCAATATATTTAGAGCCATCAGGTAAAGAAGGTATGAAAGGTATTAAAGTAGATTTAAAACAAGGGGATATGCTAGTCTATTCTGGATGTGAATTAGAACATTGGCGAAATAAATTTAGAGGTAAAGAGTGTGTTCAAGTATTTCTGCACTATAACAACCGTAAAACACCAGGCGCTAAAAATAATATGTTTGACAAGCGTCCACATTTAGGTCTTCCTTCTTGGTTTAAGCAGTAACATAAAATGTCCATACTTAAAAGATTTACTAAAGGATGTTTAAAAAATATTACTTATCCAAATAAACCAGAATCATGGCATGTACAAGGAATGTTAAAAGATAAGTCCAATCAAATATTTAAATTTGATGTTAGGGGTATGTCTAAAGCGGATGGAAACAGATTAGAAAAACAAGGAAAATTAAACTCTAAGGCTGAAAAAATGGTTTTTGAAACAATTACCCATTGGATTATATTTGATACTCAAGAGATAAATAAATATATAGAAAAAAACAACATTACAGACCTATTATTTGAAGATTTGATATCCAAACTAGAATGGAATATAGTACTACCAAAATAATAAAAAGCATATACAATGAGGAACTATGTTACAAAAGCTAGGGTTTTTACCAGGATTCAATAAACAAGTTACATCTACCGGAGCTGAGTCACAATGGACTGATGGAGAAAATGTACGTTTTAGATATGGTACACCTGAAAAAATAGGTGGATGGTCTCAACTAGGTTCTGATAAACTAACAGGAGCTGCAAGAGGTTTACATCATTTTGTTAATAAAGACTCTATTAAATATGCTGCTATTGGCACAAACAGAATTTTATATGTGTACTCTGGTGGTGTATATTATGATATACATCCTTTAACTAATCCATTAGGCACAGCAATTACAAGTGCATTTACCACGGCTAACGGATCACCAACAGTAACATTAACTTTTTCTGGACCACATGGTTTTATAGCAGGTGATATAATTTTATTTGGTGATACGTCTACGTTTAGTGCTATAACTAATTCTAATTTTGGTGCGTCTGATTTTTGTGATAAAAAATTTATGGTAACAAGTGTACCAAGTTCTACGATCATAACTATTACAATGCCTAGCAATGAAACAGGAAGTGGAGCTAGCACTTCTGGAGGAATAACTTATTTTCGATACTATCATGTAGGACCTGCAGAACAAGTAGGTGCTTATGGGTGGGGTATATCTTTATGGGGCGGAGAAATAGCTGGATCATTAACAACAACCTTAGATGGATCATTAAGTGCTAATGCGTTTGGTACAGGTGGTTCCGGAACAAATATTACACTAACTACTACTGTAGGGTTTCCAACTACCGGTACTAACTTTATACAAGTTGGAACAGAAGAAATTTCTTACACGGGAGTAGCGGGAAATAATTTAACAGGTATTACTAGAAACGTTAGGGGAACTTCAAACGCATCTCACTCTAATGGAGATGTAGTAACCAATACTTCTCAATGGACAGGATGGGGTTCTGCTGCAGTAAACACTGACTCAGTATTAGACCCTGGTCTATGGTCCTTAGATAACTTAGGATCAACTCTTATAGCATTGATACACAATGGAGAATGTTTTGAATGGAATGGTGATTTATCTAATGCAACAGCAACAAGAGCAACAATTATATCAGGTGCACCAACAGCATCACGTGACATGTTAGTATCTACTCCTGACCGTCACTTAGTATTTTTTGGAACAGAAACAACTATTGGAGATAAAACTACACAGGACGATATGTTTATTAGATTTTCTTCTCAAGAAAATATTAATGACTATACACCAACAGCTGAAAATAGTGCTGGTACACAAAGACTGTCCGCCGGATCACGGATCATTGGTGCCAAACTTGGTAGAAACGCATTATATGTTTGGACTGATACATCTTTATTTACTATGAGATTTGTTGGTACTCCTTTTACATTTGCTTTTGAACAAGTTGGTAATAACTGTGGATTAATTGGAATGAATGCAGCAGTTGAAGTTGACGGTGCTGCATACTGGATGTCTGATAATGGTTTTTTTAGATACACTGGTAAACTAGAATCTATGGACTGTTTGGTAGAAGATTATGTTTATGATAATATCAACACTTTATCTAGTCAATTAGTTTATGCAGGTATTAATAATTTGTTTGGTGAAGTTACTTGGTTTTATCCAACATCTACATCAAACAGTGTTAATAGAGCAGTTACATATAGTTATCTAGATTCAACAGCAAAAAGACCTATATGGTTTACTAATGCAAGTAGTTTATTTCCTAGAACAACATGGGAAGATTCTGCTGTATTTGGTTTGCCTCATGCAACTCAATACGATGCAGATGATGACGCATCGAATGATGTAATTGGAAACACGGAAGGTGTTTCATATTACTATGAACACGAAACAGGTGTTAATCAAGTAAGATTAGGATCGACAAGTGCTATACCTGCTAATATTACATCTGGCGATTATGACATTACTCAAAAAGTTGTAAGAGGAGCTGCAACTAATATGGCTGATCTTAGAGGTGATGGAGAAAATATTATGAGAGTTAGTAGAATTATTCCTGATTTTATAGCTCAAGAAGGAGAAACTATTATACAATTAGATTTAAGAAATTATTCTAATAATGCAGCAGCCAGTTCATCACTGGGACCTTTTACGGTAACAACAAGTACAGACAAAGTTGATACACGAGCTAGAGCAAGAGCTATAGCTCTTACAATATCTAATACAGCAGTAGATACCAGTTGGAAATTAGGAACCTTTAGATTAGATATACATGCTGGAGGAAGAAGATAATGATAGATAAAAGAATGAATTTTAGATTTGGTGGAGCATATCAAGGGGGCAGTGGAGCACCAGGTAGTGCTGAATCTTCTGATAATAAAACTTCTAATAAAACTTCTAATAATAACGATGGACCTAGAGGTCCTGCAGAATTAGGTACTTCAACTAGAACAGTTAATAGAATTACACAACCAGAAGCTTTTGAAATAATTGGTGGTGAAGAATTTAATGTAACACCAGACACAAAAGATGAAAGAGAAAGAGCAAGGGTTAAACAATCAATACTAAACGCACCTATTCCAAATATAACAGATAAAGGTATAAGTTTTTTTAAAGACGGAAATTTATTAACTAATTCTTTTATGCCTGGTGACAATCCTTTAAGTAAACCAAAATTTAATGTGGGAAATATATTACTTAACGCAGGTATGTTTGCACTTAATCCTGTTTTGTATGGAAAATATAGAAAAGCAAAATCATTATACTCGGGAGCAAAATTTGCCACAGATCTTCTTTCGGATATTACGGGAAAAAATGTCAGTAAACCTTTTGATGCAGTAGAAAATTTAACTAAAAATATAGGTCTTAAAGATAAAAATGTTATAGAGTCTTTTAAAAATTCTTTAACAAATAACACAATTTCTAAAACTAAACCTATTATTAATACAAATAGAGATAACAACAGAGATGGAATAAATTCATTAGAAAATGCAAATGCATTGCAAGATGAATACACAATATTATTACAAAAATTACAAACAGGAAATATCAGTGATGCAGAACAAACTAGATATACTGTGTTAAAAAATATGTTAGGTTTATAATGGCTAAGATAGTACAATCATTAACTAGAGCAAGTTCAGAATATGAAGAAGATGTGGCACAATCTTTAGTTAGAGATTTAGATGCGGTGTTAGAGAAACTTAACACTACATTTCAGGAAGAATTAAAACAGGAGATAGAAGCTAGAAGTTTCTTTTTAGATTAATGGCAGTAGTAAATCAATATAAATTT